TGTAGGTCTTCCCATCCTCCTCGTGGGCAGTCAGAACGACCAACGTATCTGGATTACGGGCGAACACGCCCGATCCACTGAAGCGGTCAATCGACTCCGCACCCGACTTGTTACCCTTGCTGAAGTGATGTGACAGGATGATCGACAGATTGTGGCGTGTGGCTAGGTACTCAAACTCATTCATCAGTGATGACATATCACCAGCACTGTTCTCGTCTCTCTCACCCATCAGCATATAGTTTGGATCGAGGATGATCGCCTGGTAGCCCTTGCCTTCGATCTGTTTCTCAATCATAGGACGGATGAGGGTCAAGTCGGCAGCGTGACCTCGGAGCGTCCAGACATCGAAGTCATCGGCCTTATCCTCCAGCCCTTTGGCTTTGATAACATCTGTCAAACGATTGCGGAACGACCATTCTTGAATCTCAAAGTTAATGAACAACACCCGCGACATCTTGCACTGTTGCCCCCACCAAGGCACGCCAGCGTGTAACGAAAGGGCTAGGTCGATTAGACTCCAACTCTTAAACGCCTTGCTACCTCCGCCCAGCAACATCTTCCCGCCTCTGTGCAACATTCCCTCAATTAACGTCTCTGGTGCGGGTAAGTCTTCCTTAACAAGTTGTGCATAAGATTTGATCGGCGGCCACTCGTCCGTCTTCGGTTTGATACCAAGTGCTACTGCTGGCTCTATCATTTTCCTCCTTTGCAAAACCATAATAGGCTTTGCATTTTGTCTTCTCTCTTTGCCCCAGGAATCCTAACGGGTTGACTGGGTTTGAATGTTGCAGGATCGCATCCTAACGGAATAAGAAAAGCTTTTAACTGTTCCACCCATTCGTTCTTAGGTGGCATCTCAAACCAACCATGCAAGCTCTTTCCGCCAGTATCCACAACAGCGTGTAGTTTCATGCTGAATAAATCGCGCATCAATTGGAACACCGCGCCCATCTCTGGCTTGCTGAGTACATCCGACTCGACAACTAAGAACACCCTATGCTCAACCGTATCGTTGGATCGGCTGACTGTACCCTGCTTGTAGCTCGCACCAGTCGTGTACTGTCCGATTGGTTCATCCAGCTTTTTCCACTCGTAAGCTATGCGGAAGTTCTGTGGATGCTTCCCGCTATCCGTCACGTTACCTATCCAGATGTTATCGACAGCGTTGAACAGCGATAGGAACAACTGATAGTCCTGCGCTGGATCGCCAAGCTTGGTCGGACTTTCCTCATACATATCCGCTGGGTCCCAATTGTAGTGAGTCAAGTATCGTTGCTTGTTTGACTCAGCAATCGTCTTAATCCTATCCAACACCTCGGCGTGCGGATCTTTCTTGATGATTAACTTGGGCGTGGCAGTACCACCCGACATGATGTTGGTGGGCTTGTAAAGAACATCGCCACCTATAGCTCGGCGCAGCTTGCGGTTAGCCTCATCTCGATACGGCGTGCAGGAAGTATGCCAGCAGAAGATCGTAGGCGCGCCATCTACGAACACCGTTGTATCTCTAATGCGGGTGTGGCTGGTGTGTGCAGCCTCGCCTGGACACTTGCACAGCCCGTGATTCTCGGACTGCCAATCCACTTGGCCTACGATCTCTTCAGCTTGCCGTTGTGCTGTTGTCATAGAAATTCAATCGGGATCTTGGTGTATTCGGTATAGTCATGGATGCAAGCTTTACTTATTGAAACCCTTGATTGAGTTCCAAACCTATCAAACGGAACAATCAATTTGAATGCAACACCCAAGTCTTGATTAAGCCCAACAAGAAACCAGTAATCAGACGGGAACGTATCTGGATCGGACGTTGCCTTGAATCCGTAAGAATTTTGTTTGGATGAGAACGTGGCGGTCTTTATGTGGAATCCTCTGAATGTTCCATCTTTCATTGCCACTATCCGATCTATCTTTGTGTGCGGATTGATTGACCTCCACGCATTCAACCCATTGCTGATTGCCCATATATCAAACTGCAACTCGCCTATTTCGCCAACCTTGTGCGAGTAATGCATCGCATCAATTGACAATGCTGTCGTGCTTAATGTTTCTGTTTCGGCTGCAAAGCCAAACAGATACTGTTCTGGCTCTTCGGCCAATCCACTAAACATCTTTATCTCTTCACTCATAAAATTCAAACTGGCTCTGATTCAAGGGGTAGACACACTGAGGAAACGCCCGATGCAAGATCTCCTTGCATACCACAACGCCAGTTAGTTATTTGTTTTCTAGTTCTATTGCCTTTTTGGATGCCTCAACAATATCCTGCGCTGTTATATTCCGCAGGGCGTTACACCAGTATTGGGTCTTCGGTGTCTTGTTGCTCGCATCCTTACACTTAGCCTGTGGCAACCCAGCGTGTGGGCGGCAAGGCGCGTGCGGGCAGGTATCGGGCTTGAACACCGATACGTTCTTAGGATAATAGGTCATACGATCCGCTGGATCATACGAACCCCACAGCGACACACACGGCGTATCCAACCCAGCAGCCATGTGATTGACTGAGCTATCTGGCGCGACAACAAAGTCAGCCCCGCTGATAATCGGGAACAGCGAGCGCACAGTTTTAGTGCAGTTAAATAGGTCAATCACTCTTGGATGATCCACCTTAAAGTTGTTGCTGTTATCCAGCCCAATAATCACAGCGTGATGCTTGGGGTAAGCCTCAAGCAACGCCAGCACCGCTTCCTGCCCCATCGTTGGCGGGTAGGTACGGGTCGGACCAGAACTGCTGACATGATAAGCAAAGAACGGACTAGGCAACGGCCACTTACCCATCGCCTTTAGCTCTTCATGGTCTGGCTCGATGAGATGCAGGACTGGCTTACAATACTTAGCCATCGTCTTCTCATCCCACACACCCATCCACTCATAGATCCTCTGGTAGCAGTTACCACCGCCAGTGCCTAGCTTCGTGTTGCCTACCTGTCCGCTGAATAAATCGTCCGTAGGTAGGTGTGCGTCAAAAGAATCCCAAGCCTCCAGCGAAGCTGGCAACGGCCACAACTTTGCGCCCAGCCCAGCGTAGAGAGGCAGGTTACGAGCAGGTGCGTAAACCTCCACAACCCCACCCGACTCTTGCACCAAGTAGTTGACGAAGGCAGTAGCGATGATTGCATCACCGATTGCACCAGCGCGGTAGACGGCTGTTGCCCCACCAGCAGCGCGCCCTTTGTAGTAAGGCTTGATCTTATGTGGGCAAGGGATTGAATCGTCCCAGGTTGGTCCAGTTAGCTCATCGGGCAACACATAGGTAGTGCGCGGGTAAAGCATATTGTCATCGACTTTGTGAATTGCGTTTGTGTTATTTGTCCATAGTTTCATTTGGCCTGCCTTTCTATTTAGTTTTTTCTACTGCGTCAATCCTTTTTCCAATCCAAGCCATGCACGGCACGGCCATTGAGTTACCCAGCGCCTTGTAGCGTGGACCATCGGGGCATTGATCCGCTGGCTTGTTACGCCAAGGGATTAGCGTGTGATCGTCTGGAAAGCCTTGGAGTCGTTCGCATTCTCTTGGAGAGAGCCTGCGTACTGCCATTCGATCAGCGGGATTGATGACTCCTCCAGTATGATTGATGTCGGATGCTGAAGACGATATAGACTGCGACTTATCTCCGATTGTTTTGTTGTAGCAATCGACTGCAACTGGTTCAGCAATCACATTACTTGGTCTGCTCGGCCTATTCTCACCCTCTGCTCTAAGTGTTCCAGCCTTGCTGTCTTCCATCCAATAGCCTTGACCAGACTCACGCATAGCAATTGCCACCTGATTGTCTCCCATCTCCTTCCGCAATGTCGGAGATAGTTCCTTAACAAATCTGCTCTCGCTGCCTTCTCTTGTTGCGATACCAGGTTCAAAAGCAATCGCCTCCTGCACCAATGCTGCTGGCGCACCATGCCCACCAGCCGTCCTCAACGGACAATGCACATCACCAGTTAAAGCCTGATTGTATAGGTCAACACCCTCCTGCACCAACGGCACATTCCCGCCACCCGTTCCGTATCGAGATACGCAACTAGGAGCGACATCGTGTGGGCCAGTTACTCGGCTGTCGTTGGGATGGTTTTCGTATAAGACAGCCATTCCACCTTGATTGCACGTAGGATCTAATCCTCTGGATGTGTCTAGCGATCTAGCCAAATCAACTTGATTGCAACCGCTAATGGGATTTTTGCTTTTCATGCTATTGCTTGAAAGGCTGTCGAAAGAAAAAGCAATCGCATGCTTGTCACCTTTAGTTAAGGTTGGAGCAGGATCACCTGGCTTACCCACTCCAAGTCCATTGCCCTTGCCGTCTTGCTTGTCTCCGTGCTTGCCAGAGTGTCGTGTTGCTTGATCGTGGATTGGGATTGGAAAGTAAAAACTTTCAGCTTGTTGGGTTAATTGTTTACCAACTTGTTTGCTTAACCCGCAATCAATCGTTGCACATACGTCTGGTATGCCAGCGTTAATCGCCTCCAAAACCGCATTAACTTGCTGGGTTACTTCGCTGGATTGGGGGCTTCGGCTTGGGTCGTTACTAGCTGTAAGGCTTGGCGCAACATTGGTGGCAACTCCTTGCCTCGTTTCTCGGCTCGGCGGAGTATCCCTGCGCACGCTTTCGGACTCAAATAAAACCTTTGCGGCAAGGTTCCCTTCTCCAAGATGTGCGACAACGAACACACGTCTGCGTCTTTGGGCCACTCCGAACCATTGAGCGTCCAGGATTCTATACGCCCAGTCGACATACCCCAACTCCCCCAACGCTCCGAGGAAGGAACCAAAATCTTTTCCTCCGTTAGATGACAAGACACCAGGGACATTTTCCCAGACAAGCCATCGAGGTTTGAGACGTTCAGCGATTGCAAGGTATGTAAGCATAAGGTTGCCTCTTGGGTCTTTGAGTCCTTGCCGCAGTCCCGCAACGCTGAAGGATTGGCAGGGCGTTCCTCCGACCAGAAGGTCAACTGATCCGCTTTGTATATTCCATTGTTCATGTTGTGTCATGTCTCCTAGGTTTTGTACTTTCGGCCAATGATGCTTCAGCACCGCTGACGGAAATGGTTCTATTTCTGAAAACGCAACTGGCTCCCATCCAATAGGCTCCCAAGCCTTTGACGCTGCTTCAATGCCAGAACAAACAGATAGATACTTCATTTCCCGCACTCCTTACTTGTAGCCATAAGCCACATAAACACGGTGCAGAGAATAAGGCAAGGGGCGATTAGGATTAGATCGGTCATGTTGGTTGGTCTTTCTTGGGTTGGGTTCTTGTTTTATTCGAGGGAAATAATCATATCGGTAAGCTGGTCTAGTCGACCACCAGTAAATTCCGAAATATCTACATCGTAAGTTCCTCGCCTTACTGATGCCAACGCTTTCTTTGCCCTTGGAGTACCTATCTCCACCAAGGCGACAAGATCTTGTATGACTCTCTTCGTCTTATCTTCTGTTGTTATTCCAATGATCATAGTGGTTGGTTCTTTCTTGGGTTGGTGGATTATCTGCCAAACTTGCCGAGCTTCTCTCTCTGCACGGACTTTGAAAAGGAAACCGCGCCGATTCTAAGTTCGTCAAAGTTTTCTTTGGTAGGATTCTTGGAGAACCTCTCAGCATCTTTAACAAGCGACTCGAGGCTGAATCCGACCGTGACAAGTAAGGAGTAGGCGCCGACCGAAAGATCTGATTCCTTGTAAAAATCAAAACCCTTGTTGGCTAAGGCTACTACTTTGCGTCCCACATTGGCCCGGGACACTTTGGCGTTGGTTGTATTGGTGTTGCTCATGGTTAGAATTTAACCTATCCGCTGGGTTATGTCTACAAGTATTTTCAATACAATGCGTAAGTTGTTGGTATTGAATGAAATACTTTTTCTAGAAACTTGCTGTAGGAATGCGGTACACCTCACCAAACTGCGATTTATCCTTCAGCAACTTTCCATTCTTCACCAGGCGCGTTAAATATCTCGAGAGAGTTCCCCGCGGAATTCCCATAGCAGGATCTGCTTTCTCCCAAACTTCTTTGAATGAAGATCCCTTTTCTTTATCGACGCAACCAAGCACCGCATCGTCCTCGTACGCTTTCTTCGATCCTTCCGCCGGGCGCGCATCATCCGGATTAAATTCCGCCGTGCGTTTCATCAATGGAAATTCCCACTGCACACAAAACGGATCGATAGGAGAGAAGTCACGCATAGTTGGTTCTACAATCAGTACGTTCTCTTCCTTGTGAGGATGCATTACGAAGATGCTGTCAGGGTCTCGGGCAAACACTGTGCTACCCGACATCTTATCAAACCCCGCCCTGTTGCCGTGGCCCTTGCTAAAGTGATGACCAAAGACGACGCTGGCGTTCGTCTCGACTGCAATCGAGTCTACCTCATTCATCAACGAGGCCATTTCCCCGGCTGAATTTTCGTCTCTCTCTCCGTAGAGTTTATAGATCGGGTCAAAGCATATCACTCCAAACTCCCCAATCCTTAGCTGGTCAATGATCTTGGGCCGCAGTGAGCTCAGGTCCGACGAGTGTCCGCGCAAATTCCATACGAAGAGTTGGTCTGTAGGAATAGCAATGTTCATCGCCCTACACACCGACCGGATACGCTCGCGAAACGAGTACTGCTGGATTTCAAAGTTGATGAACAGGACGCGGGTCTTGCGAGTCTGCATCTCCCAAAACTTTGTCCCAGACGCAACGCATATCGCTAACTGCAACAGCGTCCAGGTCTTCATGCTCTTACTCGTCCCGCCCAGGACCATCTTGCAACCCCGGTGTAGGGCGCCGAATATAATCTCCTCTGGCTTCTCAATTGGCAATTCATCCAGGGCACCGGCCTCCATGATAAGTGGGAGATTCCCACTTCCCCAAGGCCTGCTAGCCCCGGCCAATATGTTTCTAATATCTTCCGGACATGCATCCTCCTCGTCCATCTTGCCAAGTGCCTTGAGGGCCGCGCTGTGCATGTTGCGCATGCGTGTTGTCTTGCGCAGTCTCGGCAACCAGTAATCAATCCCTGCAGCCGAGGTCACAGATCCTGACATAATCTTCAAGCTGAATTCATGCACATACTTGGGATGTTCCTTGCCAACAAACTCGCCCATGGCAACAGCGTCGGGAGGGATTCCGTCCCTGAGCCCTCTGGCTACGCACCTGGCTACTGGTTGGTAGTAGTTGTGGGGATCTAGAATCTCCGCCTTACTCTTCTCCATGATCGACGCGTCGGTGAAGCATGCCGACAGCACTGCCCATTCCGCTTCGTTATCTCTCGGTGGTCCGTATGAGTCGGGGTTCATTTGTACTGCCCTCCCCACCTGTTCTTCCACTCGGTCTTTCGCATCTGGATCACTTGCTTCCAAACATCGCCGGGAAATATCCAACACTTCTCCACCTTCCAATCCTCTGCCAGTTTACTTAGCTCGCTAGGCACTTCGGCCTTGTAGTCGTCTAACTTCATTTGTTCCCCTTCCTGGACTGATGAAACTTCCTGTTCTCATTCTCTCTGCATCCCTCGGGGGTTAACTTCTCCAGCCTTCTCACTACGTCCCGGTGCCCTACGTTGGCACCGGCTACCATCAGCCATGTAGCCATAGGCTCTCCGCGGACTGCTCGGACAAGTTCGTCCGATTCTATGTAGCTTTTGTATCCGTCACCAAACCCCGCGTTCCTTCTGGGTTTGGCTATCGATACGAGTCCGGACAGAATCTTCCTGCGGTTGAGTAATTTAATGTCCGAGATCATCTGGACGACGACCTCTCCTGCTAGTTGCCTGTACCTTTCGGTTAGGTCTCCTTTTGCGAGTCTGGATGATTGCATGTTGGTGGGGTTCCTTTGGGTTGGGTTGTTGAACTATCTTGTACAAAACATCCGGTGAGCATGTCAAGCACATATCCGTTTCCGTGCCAGTGATCGTAAAGCATGGCGTTGATCAATCTTCCTTTGTGTCCAAACTCAAGCGGGAACAAGCTGCCGGGAGTGACTCCTAGATCTTCTATAAGCGCCCCAAACTTAATTGCGGTCAGCTTGTATATTTTCAAATTTACCTATTGATCGACATTGTGTGCATGAAGATGGGAGCCTGCTCGCCCTCGTAAGACCCGACAATCTTATAGTCAAAGTATTCTTCAGCTTCTTCGTATGACATTCCCTGATTGTGCAGTAACTCAATCACCTTGTTTACGTCGTATATAGCCCGAATCTTTTCTCCAAACGTAGTTGCCAGCCCAACGAACGCCTCGTCCAATCCGTCTGCCAACATCATCGTCTCCACGTCGTCACCATATATCATGGCCAACCCCTCGAGGAATTCGTTCATGCCGTCTCCTCTCCAACTACATCGTCCCAAGTCGCCTCTTCACCGTGCCAGGTCTCGCGTTGTCCGCGCAGCCACTTAGGCTTTTCTCCTGGTGTAGTGAAGCTCGATTCATTCCACAGAACGTTGTTGCCTGGTACTGCGGTCATGCGTCCGTTGTTTAGTCGAATGAAATGGTGCGACTTAGTCTGCTCCGGAGCCATAGAGAATCCGTCTCCGTAAGGTTCCGCGGTGAACATGTATCGCCCAACCTCCCAGGTCTTCTTGCTGGCGATCCACACCCGGCAGGACAAGCCCATCAAGTAAACGTATTCGATCGTAACAAATTCCCAACCAAAACAATCCCACCTCTGCGCGTCGTTCAGATCCCAATCCATAATTGCTACCTCTCCGTGAGCCAGTGCATGCAGTGGCAGTCCTCGGTAGATGGCGCCACACTTCAGCATCACCGTGCATCCCCAGGCTCGGCCAGGGATTGCGGTTAGGCCAAACCATACAGCGTCCTCTATCTCATCCTTCTCTCCGTCGGAGACAAAAGCCATGTCGACCTTGACATATAGGTGGCGAGGAAGATTGCAGGCGTGGGTCATTTTACCTTCTTCCAGATCTCATCGTTTTTGTCGAGCTTCAATGACCAGTTCATGACTTTGTTGTAGATGGGGTATCCCCACCCAAACCGCATAAACGTATTAGAGATCAAGTCCCCGATCCAATACAATGTCCAGGCTAGTGCTCTCATTTGTTTAACTTGTCGCAGTAAAACAAAAGCACTCCAAACACTATGATCCAGAATATCATTATGAACCAACCACTCATCTCCACTGACCCCCGGTTAACCAGGCGACCAGTACCCACCTTGAGCCCCAGAACACCGGGAGCGCCTGGTGCCTAATGTAGGCAGGGAAGATTGTAGCCGACCCCAACTTCTTGGCGTTCTCTTTCCCCTTCATGTCGCACTCAACCCGGAGTCCTCCATATAGAAACTCGGATGGATCTGATAGGTTGATGACCATCGTCAACTTGCGATCACTTCCATCGAACGTATCGAAGTGTGGCAGGAAGAACTGTCCCGGCCTGTATCGCAGAATCTGCAATTGCTGAATTCCGGTAATGTCGAATCTGTAGTGCTCTTCGTTTAGGTCACTGGCAATATTCCTAACCACATCGTATAGCCACTTGTGATGCGGTGCGAATGGCACCCAGCAGGACGAGCATGTCCTGGCGTACGACCTCTTGGTTGTGCCGTCCTTGTTTATGACGTGGGATCTTTTCATCCCCATAACCTCGGCATCGTCACGAATCATGTTGCACTGGCCCTGCGTCAACACGTTCGCCTCACAGACGGCAGTAAGAATCTTTTGCTTAAACTCGTTCATTGGCCGCCTCGCTTAGTGCAGTCCTCAACGCGTACTGGAACAGCGCTTCCTTGTCCCGCGCAATGTGGATACGACCAGCTTCTGCGATCGCCTCGTACGCCTCATTGTCCACGTCCAACCCCAACTCGTAGCAAATAACTTTCTTCTCAGAAATTATTTTAATCAGACCTGTTTTAGATTCGCCTGGATTTCTTTTGTCTTTGCCAGAATATCTTCTGGCTTGATTGCTTTTAGAACGTTGCACCATTTGGGATCTCCTTTTATTGCGTTGACTGCATCTTTGCATTTGTCCTTGGGTTGCTCGTACACCGAGCATGGAGCGTGGGGACAAACGCTCTGAGGAAATAATGGCTTCACAAACTTGTAGTACTTAGACGTGTGCTCCGGTCCGTAAGGTCCGTACAAGCCAACGGTCGGTGCATCGAATACCGCGGTCATGTGCATCACCGCCGACTCTGGACAAACAGCCATGTCGCACCGAGCCGCTAGGTGTAACAGCGTCCTGACATTGCGCAGTCTTCCCTGGAGATTGATTAGCCTGTTGTGAGAGATGGATAGAGGAGGATCGTCGTGACCGACCGCTACGACGTGCCAATCCTTGTTCTCCTTTAGGAACGATTTGATGAACAGGCCAGCCTCGTACGTTGGGTAGCTCTTCCACAGGCTAGATCCACTGATCGAGTAAAGGAGGAAAGGTCCGCCCGGGTTGAATCCAATATCGGCAAGCTCGGTCTGATCCTTGTCCAGTAGCTTTGCGTATGGCTTCTTGAACTGATCGTCAACCTCTACTCCCCAAGATCTGTAAACGTAGTCGTAGACATTTCCGTCTAGGTGAGCAGTCTTTGACAGGATATCGTCCAGGCAAACGTGCCCCTTGTAAGACTTCCAGGTTGTCATGGTCGGGGCCAACGGTAGCGCCCTAACCCCAGCGAATCCTTCCCACAGCGGTAGGTGACGTTGCGGAATGTACGCGTCAATCCTGCCGTCTCCCTCGTAGTACTGCATTGCCCTAGCTATGCCCATAGCAATGAACTGATCCCCAATTGCCCCGCCCCGGTACAGGCAGGCGTATCCTCCGGAGGCACAACCAACCCTGTACGGTATCGTGTACGCGTCGGCGTGGGTACCGGGAACTCCCTTGACCTCGTTCGGAACTACAATCGAATCGTGTGGATGGTGCAGACGATCGTCCAGCATCATAGGATCTTTTAGGGTTAAAACTCTCATGGTAGCACCTTGTCCATTTCCTCAATCCACTTTGCGCGGTTGTCTCCGTAGATACCGGCCGCGTGTGGCATGAATCCGTCTGACTGCTTCTTGTCCTTCGGTGTATTGATCTCCATCGCGTTCCATTCCCAACTCAAGAAGCGGATAGAGTAACCGAGCATTCTGGCTCGGTAGTTGGTAAACGTCTGCTCAGGGAATGCGAATGGGGCGTACACGAAATTAGCCCAGGCACCGGCATGTTGCTTGTCGCAAACCATCACGCCGGTATTGAAGTAGCCTTGCGTCCACTTGATCGTCCCGAGCATGGCCTGAGAGATGATCATATCGTTCGCCCGGCCCCAATGTAGCTGGTCTCCGTGAGGAGCGTCAGCACAGGCATAGAAGTGTCCCTGAGGAAATAGGTCAAACGGATTCTGGCATTCCCTAGAAATGAGAACATCGCTATCGACAAACAGAGTCCTGTCCGCGTTCTGTACCGCGTCGACTAGCGACATCTTTGCGAGCAGTCCTATCGGCTTCTCGGGTTTAATGACAACCAAGTCGGCGTTCCACCTAGCAGAAGCCTCCTTCATCCTCGGAAGAGAATGCTTCTCAAACCATTCCGGGAGGTTGCAACTAACTGTTACGATCTGGTTCTTCATTAATCTTTGCTTCCTTGATCGCCTTCTTCAGCCCTTCTGGGACAAGCTCGATCTTGCCACTAGAATCAAAAATATCTCCGTTGGAAGTTATCGCGTAGGACCTGTCCCCCCACTGGACGTAAGTCATTCGGACTTCCTCTCGTCCATAAATCTCTGGATGATCTGATGGAGCTTATAGTTTTCCCATGACAAGTATTCCATGATGCGCTCCATCCTAGTCGAGTCGTCCTTGTGCGTAAATATTGCGAGCGGATCTTCCCAGGTCTTTGTCTCTGGGCCTATGTGAATGCTTGTACTATTTGTTGTCATCGCCTTCATTAAATTTCTTGAACGCGATCATGGTGATCCAAACCAATGGTGCAAGCGTAATGACAACAATGGTCGTCAATCCAACAAAGAATATCAACTCAACAATCTTTCCAGCCATCACCATGTCCTTCCTTCTCTGGCCTTGTAATAGGTGAACGCAGCCCGGACTAGGGCTCGCTCTAGGTGATCCAAGTGATTCTCTCCAGACTCATCCGGGGATGGTACGTTTCCGTCGATCTGTTGCATCGCCCGAGTCATGTGAGCAATCGCCCTGTCCGAGTTGTACCTGAGCGAATTCTTGTGGAACCACTCTCCAAACCCTGACTTGTTTGATCCTCGGTCCATGATCCTGCGTATGACGTCTGCCGTTATAGTGACTACGTCATCAATCCTTGGGCCTTTGTCTTTGGTCGTAGTCCCCTCCTGGAGCTCACGGATTGTGGAGCCCAACAAGTCAATTGCCTCCATTGTTGATTGAGTATTCATTAGCAGTCCCACTTTCTTAGGCTTTTGTTAATCCGGCTATTAGGGTCCCGGGCAGTCTTTGCCGAGGTTAACTTCTTCTTCATTCCTGACATGCGAGCGCAAAAAGATTTACGCCTTGCAGCCGAGGTCTCGGATCGAGCAGCTTGCTTCCTGCTGACCGGAGCCTTTAGGTTCCCGCCTGTGGATTGATTGTAGCTACGTCGTCCGGCCTCGTTAAGACCGCCCTCTGGGTTTTTGCCCAAAGCCCTTTGCCATGCTGGACTATCTGCCATAACCGACCTCCTTGGCACTCAGCTTGGATCTGGCGAATGCCGCATCGGTCGGGGCTCCTTTAGATCCCGGTTTCCTCATCTTCTCTTTTGAGCCAGCTTTGATCCTGGCCTTTTTCTTATGTATGTTTGCGTATAGTCCTGGCTTCATATTTTGTTTTTCCTTTTGTTTAGGCAACTCCTTTTGGTTTGAATTTCTTATCGAAACACCACAATGCCAGACAGTGCTGAAAAGCACTCCAGCCATCCTCGAGTTCCTGCTCGCTCCACTTGTGGACAAACGGAGCGGACGGAGTCTTGG